CTATGTGATCAGCTTCCGAATGCCCCATTGAGCAATTTCAACCGCCTCTTGACTCAATAGATTGTCGATAGCGGCTCTGGCATTTTTCAATTCAGTTAAGTTAGCAGCTGAAAACTTCCGGTCAGCTTTTGCAACTTCTTCAAGTGGATCAGTTTGGATCCCCGCTAAGTCATCAGTAAGCAAAATCTCTTGTGTGATTTCCACAAAATCTTGCAGTGCTGCCCTCACCTTTTCAGGATCAGTCTCCAAGTCTTCATCGTCGTAAGAATCCCATTTAAACAAAACGGAATTCAGTGCATCTTGTGTCGCCCAAAACTCACGACGCATGCGGCCTTTGTCATATCTGTCTTTACTTCTCCCTTAGAAAAGAAGTTTTTAAGCAAAGAAAAAAGTCCCTTCTCATCAGAAGCTGGCTCACGCTCTTGTTTTCCTATGTCTGCTGTTCCGGCAATTGAATAGCCGGTGATCTCACCCTTTTGAATCTGGTTCCAAATAGCTTCGGAATCCTTTGTTACAAGGACCCATGATCCTTTCTTGATCATCTCATCGCCCATTTCAAAATCGGAAGGAGCGATGTATGATTCAACCACCGCCTTGAAAATCCTGCTGCTTGTCGATCTTACGTGCATCCTTCAGGAATCCATGAGCGGCTTTCTCAATTTCTGCCGGTGTCGTGTAATCTCCATGTGCATCCGCAACGTTTGGTTCATAAACAATACCGTACACAAGACGCTGTGCATCATCAGCCTTCGCAATGACCTTGATCTCTTTTTGAAAGTCTGGCTGCTTTTCTGACTTCATAAAAAAGAACTGCTTTTGATTAGCAGCCTTGTCTACATATGAAACGTGTGTGATCTTCGCATTAATCAATTCGCGTGGCAATTCATTCACCTCCTTTCAAGAATTTCTCTGATCGTTTTTAAAGACGAATATTAGGAACTTCTTGAGCGAGTAAAAAGTATATTTTAAGACGTTCCAGATTTCTACTAAGGGTAAACTAGATGCCTTTATTATTTTGCTCTGAAAGGAAATAAAGTTTTCCCTTATAATGTCCCCAGTATTCTTTTTCTGCTTTGTATCTACTGTAGCTGTAGTATAAATGCTTGCTAATAAATAACAAAAAATTGAAACTAAGAAAGCCAATAATAAAATTTTAAACACAAATATATTAAACGAGGCTGTACCAATTGAATAGATTATAAAAGTAATCATAAGAACATATGATATAAATATTAGTCCATAGAAAGTATTCTCCAAAAAGAATCCTACCCTTAATAAGAGCCGTAATATATAATTCATATCGACTGTATGTTTATACCAATTGTAGTCTTTGTAAATCACCTCAAACAATTTCCAATAATCTTTATCAACGACCTGTTTCAACTGCTTGATATTCAATATCAGCTCTTCATATAAAAATTCATTATCATCAATTAGAATCTTTTTAAAGGCAAATTCACACTTTAAAAAGTTATCAATAAGCTTTCGATTCCCTAGCCTAGAGATATTAATTTTATTGTAATTATACGAATCAAAAAATTCCTTAAGAAGTTCAATTTTCCGATCCTTATCTACAATTGCTTCAATATCTCTTAACTTAAAGTAAATAGGTTCAATCAATGTTTCCATATTATCCTGAGCATTTTTATAAAACCTATCTAAATCTTTGTGTTTAATATTGTAAAAATAAGCAATAGCGGCTGATAAAAAAACAGTAATCAAAGATAATCCAGCTGCTATTACTGCTATATTCTCTTTGATAAAATCCCACAATTCTGAACTCATAATATAACCCCATTTTTTGAAATAATGAGGATATTATACTATTTCATTCCATGTTTTGTAAGACTCTTCTTCTAATCTCTTCTTTTTCCTCAGCTGACAAACCAAGAATAACAGGATCAACCACAGGGCCAACCGCACAATGACAGTTTACTCGCTCTTTGGGAGAAAGCGTGGTATCTCGTGGAAACATGCAGCGCTCTCCGCTGCCTGGTATCTCAAATTCTTCATCCAAAGGATGATCGTGCCGTCAAGCTGCACATGACTTTCTCTGGACTGATTCTTTTTCCCGCCGCTGTGCTTCCACTTCTTCCCCGTTACAGCTGGAGATTGTACATATGATTCGTGTTGAGCAACAGAAGAAGCAGTCAAAACCTCTGTTACAGCTGTCACACGTGCGCGCTTTCGGCTGAATTCAGGCAGGTCCTTCAGCTCCAGTTCAATTTCTTGAATAGAGCGGCCTTCTTTGATGCCCTCTTTCAACGTTTGTTCAATGGCCGTATGAGTATTCAGCTGCATCAGCTGCGCCAACTCCTGCGACCATGATTCAATCCACTGTTCAGTTCTTTCAGATAAGACCTTGAAAGGAATATCTGCATCGATGGAATCCATGATCTTCTCGGCCAGCTGCGTGACGGTGAGTGTTAGAAAGACAGCCGTTTCTTTTCCGAACAGCTCCGCAAATTCATCAAGTGAATAGATCATTATTAAAAAACGCCAGAATGGATTCTAACGTCTCTGAATCGTCTTTGGATAAAACCATTCAGAGCATTTAAAAACGTCCTGCGTTGCAATCTGAACAATTTAGCGGTGATTTTTTCGTATTCCTCCACCAAAGTGGGGATATCCTTCAGTTCAGGGAAATCTGCTACAGCTGCTTCAAGTTCCTCGACCTCATCTGCCTCCGCTTTTTGTACAAAGGTCTTGATGTTTATTATCAGCTGATCGATCTTGCTCATTTGCGGATCTCCTCTAGTTCATCCCTAACATCTTTTAAGAGATGGATCAGATCCTCCTGGGAACCTGCAGACTTTTGAAAAACCGTATCAAGCAAGCTAGTTGATGCCTTTGGCTTCGCCTCAAGTGGTCGGTGATATTCTTCCTCTGGCCATTCTTCTAAAGTTTTTCCTAGAATACGGCCAGCCAGATCACGCAGGTCATTCGGTGAAACCGCTCCTGCTTGAATAAATGGTGTAAGAACCTTTGCAATTTCGAGCGGATCACGAAAGTCAGGACCATTTAATATAAGGCGCACATGCCAGAGATCGAGATCAGGAAGAAAGAGTGTATTGAGCTTGCCAGTGATGATCATTCTTTCCGGCTGAAATACCTGTTCCTCAGTCGTCTTACGAGCGGTGTCAGCTGTGTCCTTGTTATAATCATGTGATTCGCCTGTGTAGATCGGCGGCAGACGGAAAGAAGAACGTATCTTGTTTCTCGTCTTCTCGTCGTATTCAAGGAACAGCGCATCCTCCTGAAGAATCTCGGCAAGTGATTTTATTTCAACTTTCACAGGTGCAGGGTCTTCGTCATTGCTTATTTCGTCCTTTTTCTTTTTAGGAATCCCTTCGACTTCAAGCAAAAGAAACTTATGTGCATTGTCTGAACCCTCTATACCGTTCATGTAGTCCTGCAGCTGTTCGTATGATGCTTCAGATAGCATTCCATTTTCCACTGTAATAGCTGCCGGCACATGACGACCTTGTTTAAAGTACAGATAGTTCAGCTCTTCAGCTTTGCGCGCTCCATACATATTGACGATGTTACCAATCCAACGAGGAACACCATATGTACCGCTGCCGATCTTGAAATGAATGACTTCGCTTGCTACAAGATTAGAAGGAGTTTCATCACTATATTCTCCTGTAGCAGAGTTCATTGTTCTTGGATCGCCGTACTCTTTGAAGAATACTTTTTTAGTATTGATCTTCTGAACATACTTTCTGAACCGCTTCATTCTTTTGAGAGATTTGACTTGACCATGATCAGTATATTTAAAGTCAATCTCAACAGGATCGCCTATCTTACATATTCGCATGTGTTGAGCATCTAAATATTCGATCCCTGCTGGTTGCCCTGTACCATTACGTAACACTTCAAGAAAGCCATTCCCTGTCCGCTCCCGATCTTCTATCACATACCCTAGAACCACTTCGGCTGATTCATCATAGTTCATGTATCGCACAAGCTCCTCAAGCCTTGTCCATTCTTTTTCAGCGGCGGATTTCTTTGCTTCTGGTGCATTCTCAGCATTGAAGTCAAAAACGTATTCAATTCCCAAGCCGAAACCCAGAATATTCGTTTTATACGCATCGATACATTGCTGAAGAATGGTAGAATACTCGGCTATTTGTTTAAGCTCTTTGATATTGTATGGCGGCTCGATCACATCATCAGCCTCGTAATTAAATCCATCATCATAAATCTGCTTAGTAGTTTCAGACACATTGGCCTTCATCACTCTTGCTCTGACCCTTTTCATCAGCGTGACCTCCTTTCTCTGTTCGGGCGTATCCGCTCTTTTGGTTTCTCTTTCAGATCTGTTACCTCATAATCATCTAGCGCATACCAGATGGCCGATAACGTATGAGGGTCAATCTTAAATTCGTCTTCTATATTACCGTTCTTGTCTGTCTTGTATGTGAGCGGCTGAAGCTCATAGATCGTGTTTTTACATGAATCGGAACAGATGATCTTCTTGGTGTACTGCAAGCGTGATCCCTGGAACTTGCGAGCAGCCACCATGTTGTATCCCATCTTCCTGAAGTATGCGATTGTTTTCGGTTCAGCTGCATCCGCTTTAATCAGCTCTTTTGTTTTGGCAAATTCGATGAGCTCTTGTACAGTTTCATCATCGGTTGTGCCCTTTTGATAATACTCCCAATAGATGTATAGATATTTCTACTCGTGATCGACGGCCAGTCGAATCAAAGCGTTATATGACTCTACGAAACCAAAGTCCATGCCCGCTCTAGGTAAAGGCCGATTTATATTTGAGATGGCCACATCACATCTTCATGCGGCTGCACCTCGAATTGTGGCAGCACACGAATTCCATTTATGCCAAAATGACCTTTCCTCGCAATTCGATAAAGGTCGGGATCATATTCTTTTAGTTCATCCAGCTGCTTAATATAGCTGACTGGAAGGAACAAGTAGTCTTCAGCTGTAGAATGATGATAGTACGTATCATTGATGGCGATAGTTCGCCGCTTGTATAGTGTCTCGTCATCAAGGATGAAGCGGTTGTTCTGATCATCCTTAAAGAAATGTCTGTACGTCCAATTATCCTGACCGACAGGGTTCGTTGATAAGATCATGTGCAGCTGCAACGTTGGATGATGCAAACGACCAAGCAGCTCCTTAAATCCCTCGTACTTAACCTCGGAACATTCTTCAATCCAGATGATCGAGATGTTGTTGATCTACTTCAATTTGGCTGGCTTATCCAACCCTTTGAAGATGATCCGGCTCCCATTATGGAATTTAAGCATGAGCGGTGATGTGCGGCACTGAATGACATGATCGAGTCCAAGATCATTCACGATCTCTTCAAATAAAGAAAACGTGGAATCTCTGTGCGTGTCATAGACTTCACGAATTACAAGAGCTGTCCTCTTTTCATCCAGTAACTTTAAAATAAGTTTTAACGCAACGTGATAGCTTTTCGAGGAGCCGTAGCCGCCTACTAAAAATTGAAACTTCTGATCCTAATCAAAAAGAAATTTTCTAAAGTGGGGGTTCACTTCTTTTTCCATCAACGTCCCCCCTGATCCTTGATAATGATTTCAAACGTTGGATCTTCTTTATTATCTGTAAGCCGTTCCACTTCAGCTTTTGTTCTGTCAATATTAAGCCTCATCTGCTTCAATTTAAGCCGTCTTTCATCTTTCTTATTCGCTAACCCCTCAAACTGTTTTATCAAGGTCCTGAGCTCTGCCATTGCACGAGATTGAGCGTTTAGGAATGTAGCATGACGGTCCCAAGCGAATTGAAACTCGTATTCTTCTTCCTCAAGATCGGTAGAATCTGAAATGACTGATTTTTTCTTTTTCAGTTCTTTGATCATTTCATCTTTACTTTCAACGAACATTATTTTCTGCGCTCGCACAATAGCGATGAATTGAATCTGTATTTGTTCCCACAGAAGATCAACGGGCGAAATCTCCTGAATGTCCTGCATGATCTCAAACGCTTCTGCTGGCATGTGCTTTGAGTAAAAGCCGTGTGTCTTTGCGTTTTGGTTTCTTGCAGGAGCACCGCCGCTATTCCCTACTGCGTTTTTGTTCCCTTTCGGAGCACCACGAATAGGAGCGCTCCCTTTAAATTCTTCATCCCATTTGTCGTTCGCTTTCCACTTTCTAATTGTGTTTGCAGTGACTTCTAATTCTTCCGCAATGTCTTTTAATAAGCGGCTTCCGTCACTTTCCTTCCACAACTGAAATGCTTTGTCTCGATTCGGATTTCTTGCCCTTGCCATGTCACATCACCGCCACTCCCTTCTTTGTGTTGTTTTGTAATTAAATTAAAATTTGCTCAAATAATCCGATATTAAATATGAGGTGATAAAAATGTTGATACAAGAATACGAAAACAAATGTTCATGTGGACAACCTTATACAATGGAATACGAAGGTGAATATCCTTTTGCAGAAAGATTTTATTCAAAATGTCCTAATTGTAATAGTGAAATATCTAGAAAAGCATCAGTTCTATTAATCAATTTTAAATTTGATAAGGAATGGAAAGATAATAAATAACACTCTTTGGAGTGTTATTTATTTCCTCTAATTGCCGCCGGACTCTACCTTTAAGCCGATGCTTGGTGTAAAGAATTATCGGAAGCAGTTTACAGGGAACAAAAAAAGCACCTGTTCGGGTGCCCTTGCTTTAATACTATAAATTCCAGTATATCTGCCTTAACTTTTCTTACGAATTATTTTTTTAGTTTACATCTTAAAATAATTTGAAAATCAACATCTAAATTATTAAAATACATAAACAATCTGTCTTCAACAGTATAATAATGACCTTCAATCGAAATATATTCTCCAACTTGTGGAATTGGAACTCCGACATTTTCGTAAACCATTTCTTTATCTGTTAAAGAATCGTCACTCATATCATGGAATCTTAATGCGTACTTCAATATACTCGCCTCCTACCTTTATATCGGCAGAAAGTAAGCATATGGAACTATTCGCGGAATTTGTCGAACGAAAAATTATTGAGGGTACATTAGCCGAATAACTTAAGTGAGCATAGAAAAGAAATTGCCGCCTTTAGGCGGCATTACCTACTTAATTAATGAAAAATTCATTTGTATAGAATGTACCGACGGTTTCAACATGATTGCCATTCTTGTCATAACACTCTACTTCAACCTTGAATCGATACGTACCTTTTTTGTTACCTGGTGATTCCTTGATATCGAATTCATCATACTTTTTCTCTGCAGGGTTAAGCGGGTTAGGTGAATTCGTTTTGATTGTAACCCATTTCCCTGCAACCTTTCGTTGAGGTATAAGGTTTGGCCCACAAATGTAATCATTGTGATTCTGAATCGCAACAACCACAACCTTGTCCTTTCCTAAAGTATGATTCGCTTTTTTTTGATTAGCAGATACACCAAATTTTGATGCCATGCTCAGCATCTCCCTTTTTATATTTTTGCGCTCCAATCCCTCACCAAAGCACGTGCAGCCATACACCAAAAAGACGACTGTCCCCATTAAGTTATCTTTTTCTCCGGATACGGCCACCTTGTCGTTGGTACGTTTCGCGTCTCGTGCCCATTATTTCTTCCCAATCGCGCGTTGTTATCGGATCAGCATCGCTCTTCTTACTATTAGAACCAGGAGCAATGCTTTTAAATTGCTTTAATGTCTCTTTAGAAACAGAATCCCTGATCTTCATGTTCATACTCTCCTTGCCGAATAAGCACCACCTTACGCTATTCGCTTAAATAGATTTTTGAATGATGACTACACTCCGCGAGGATGCCAAGTACAGTCAATCATCAAGTAAAATGAAAAACTGTCCTCGATACGACCGCCGCAGACCAGGCTCAGAATGTGCCTCTCGTATGGCCACATTCCTCAACACCTTTGTTCCGTATCCAGATACGCCATTGATAAGGGAAAGACGCGTCTCCCAATAAAAAAAGCGACACCAACCGAGGCACTTAGAGTGCTCAATGATCAGCGTCCGCAGGTTTTTCCTTCTGGACAAAATATTCACGTTCGTTTTGCTTGTCTCTATCATACGATGACCCGCACAGGAAAAATTGTCGGCCTTTTCTCGTTTTTTTCTCGGCTTGAAGTCCATTAACACCAAAAACCTTGAAAGGTATTAAGCCATTCAAGGTTTTTTTGTATAATCTCATTAAAAATGAACTAATTTGAATTCATTTTTGAAAGGAAATCTTGAAGAACTAATTTTACTGGTGAATTCGCAGTAGTAGTCAACACATGATTTGCACGTTCTAAAATTTGAGGATGCTCCAATATCAATTTTTTGCCTTCCTCAATTGGAAAACTTCTCAATGTATCAATACAGATCTCAAATAGTTCTTTATCATTAATATTCAACAAATCCATTAAAATATTTAACTCATATTCATTGCACTCATTATCTAGACAGTACGCAATTTTCCGCTGCCACTCTATTGGCTTATTGCGTACCTGATTTGATAATTCTTCCCAATCGTTCAAGCTAAAATCCGAGAGAATCTCACTAGCAATCAAACACCCGTCGTCATACCACGAATCTACCGTTGTATCAGCAGATAAAAGATTATCTAATTCCTTAAACACATCAATACCTCCATTTAAATTAAAATCCTGATGGGCGTAAAGCAT